GTTAGCGGAAGGTAACAAAGAGGGTGCCGCACAATCCAAAACAAGACAAGCGCTCAACTACTACTTAGGTATGGCAGCAACCGAGGCTAAGAATGAGACTACGAAGATCGTCGACCGTATGGCACGTTATGACAAGAAAAAAGTACGTGAAGAGATACAGAAAGCAGAAGGTGGTTATTGGGAACAGATAGTTAAAATACTAGAGCGTTTCGAATTTAGAAAGTCCGCAACACTTAATCAGGTTAACCAAGTTAACCAAGATATTAATACGTGGGCCAAAGAGCGTATGGAAACAGACGGCGATGGTTTAGTACTTCATAACGCTGTACTCAACGAGTCGTATGTCACCCACTGGAAGGATGTGGCATACAGTGACCTACAAGGTGTTAACGATTCAGTTAAGAACATTGAGCATGTTGCACGTTACGCTAACAAACTTACTCGCGCTAATGAAGAGATTGCTTACGATAACTTGATTGTGAAACTAGTCTCTACTGCAAAAATGACTGGAAAAGATTTATTTACTACTAAAGCATCTACAGTAGATAAGCCTAATATGTCAGTGGAGTTACTTCGTAAATGGTCAGCCAATATGTCTAAGATACCTTTCATAATGAGCTGGATGGATAACACCGAGCGGGTAGGTGACTGGTACAATGCGGTCATGCAACCTATGACCGATGCTTTTTCAGCCAAAGAGAGAATGATGAAAGAAGTTGGTAAACCAATCACCGACGCTATTAAGAACCGTAGCGAAGAAGACGTCAAGCGCCATTTCACCAAAGTGTATATCCCTGAAATTAAAGGCACAGCAGGTAACACTCATACGGGTAACTTGATGGGACATGAGATAATTGCTATCGCTCTGAACACAGGTAACAAGAGTAACTTGAAGAAACTACTTCTTGGTGAGGGTTGGGCAAATCCTGATATTGAAACAGATATTTCATTCCAGAACCCTAAACTACAAGCAGTGCTTCAGCATATGACTAAATCTGATTGGGAACTAGTTCAAACAATATGGGATGGTATTGATTCACTTTACCCTAAACTGGCTGAAGTACATAAGAAGACTACAGGACTTGCTCCCCCGAAAGTTGAAGCTGTTCCCGTTAGAACAGAATTTGGTACATTCAACGGTGGATACTACCCTGTTAAATACGATCCGGCACGTGGTGCAAAAGCAGCCCAGCATGAAGAACGTAGTGCGGCTGAAGCTGAATCAATGTTTGGTAACACTACCAGTATCCAAGCGTCTGTTAACACTGGTGCCACTAGCGAACGTACCAACTTCTATGCACCGATGAATCTTGGTTTACATGTGGTATCTAATCACATACAGGAGACAGTACAGTATATTACTCACCATGATGCGGTACGCGAAGTTAACAAGATAATCAATGACCCACGTGTACGTGAAGCAGTTACTTCTAAGCTCGGTCATCATGAGTATGAACAGCTCAAGCCTTGGTTGAATGATATCGCTAAAGACGGTCGTGAGGTTGCTAAGAAAGACTTGATGAGTGACATCTTCCAGTACGCTAGGAATTCACTGTCTGTTAATATTATGGGTTACAAAGTGTCAACAATGCTTGTACAGATCGCAGGTATAATGAATACGTTCCACGAAGTCGGACCGATACATACTACTAAAGCTATGATTGACACTGCTAGATCACCAGTGGAAACTTGGGTCTTTGCGACTGAAAAGTCGAAGGTACTTAAGTACCGTATGACTAGTGCTGACCGTGAGATACGAGACTTCGTCAATCAGTTAGATAAGAAAGATAGTGCTCTGCGTGATTTCGCTAAATGGGGTATGACCCCAATGGCAGCAGTACAGACATTCGCAGTTGATTTACCTAGCTGGATATCTGCATATGACAAAGGGTTAGCAGAACATGGCGATGAAGTTAGAGCGATTCAGCAGGCAGACTTCACCATTGAGAACGTGCAAGGATCAGGTGTTACTAAAGATATGTCTGCCCTGATGCGCGATAAAGGACCAGTTCATAAACTGTTCACCATGTTTATGACGTTCTTCTCCTCACTCTTCAACATGCTAAAAGACCTAGCCATAGGTACTAAACTTGGGAAATACGGTATGAAAGAGTGGGTATCAATGGGGATGTTCGTCGTCGTCGGTAACACTCTATTTGATATGGCAATGCGCGGAACGCTATTTGATGAAGATGGTGAGTTAGACGAGGAAGCAATGTTCGTTAATGCGGCAATGTTTGTCACAGGTTCAGTACCATTATTCCGTAACGTGGTCAGTGGTGTAGTTGGTGATTATGGTTTCTCAGCCTCACCAGTGACTAGTACAATGGGACAGGCTACCGCTAGCATCAAAGGTGCAGTTGGTAACTTGGCTGAAGGTGATGAAATCACAGAAGGTCAGATGAAGGGTATCACCAGAGGGATCGGTATGATGTTTGGTGTAGCAGGTACAGCACAAGGGTTCGCGTCATACAGTCACTTAGAAGAAGTAGCAAACGGGGAAGAATTCAGTTTCCATAGTTTCCTGTTTGGAGCTAAGAAAGACTAACAAAGGGAGGGGTTAATAGCCCCTCTTATCCCAAAGGTAAATGTTAAGTATAGTAATAGCTACGATGAATGTAGGGATGGCTAGCACCATTAACCACATGGGTAGCTGAACCCACAATGCTACAAGAACATGTGCAGCGACTATAGCAGCGACTATAGCAGTGATACCGATCAAAATAGTTGATATAGTTGCTAACATATTCTCCTCCTTTTGTTACTTTCACCATAGCGATTAATTTCACATATTGCTGAAAAAAGTATTGATATTGTGATTGGTGTCACATTCCAATAATGCTATAATCAAACTATTAATAATAGGAGTTGAACACGATGACAGTCAACACAACATCGATCGTATCGGGACCGTACGCCGGCAATGGCGTAGCGGATACGTTCAGTTACACATTTAAAATTGAGGACAAATCACAGTTATCAGTATATGAGACGGATGCCGTGGGGGTTGAAACCCTTCTAACTGTGGATGTCGATTATACCGTCGCGAACATAGGCAATGATGCAGGGGGTACGGTGACTCGTACCTCTGGTGCACTACCGACTAACTACGAGTGGTTCATACGATCTGACTACAAGTACACGCAGTCAACCGCGTTCCAATCTCAGGGCGCGTTTTTCCCAGACTTGCATGAAAACGCTATGGATAAACTGACATTCTTGAATCAGCAGACAATAGATAAGTTAAGTAGAAGTCCTGTTGTTTCTGACACTTACACGGGTACGCTACCGTTGGGGCTACCAGACCCCGTATCAGAAAGATTTATACGGTGGAAGTCTGACCTAACCGGTTTTGAAAATTTCGATATTAATTCAATTGGTGCTTTAGCCATATCAGATTTTGCTAAGACTTACTTGGACGAACTGACCGCAGCAGCTACACGCGCAGTGTTAGAGACTAAGGAAAGCTTCACAGACTTGGATGAAACCCCTTCGTCATTATCTAGTCAAGCTAATAAGAGAGTGAAAGTAAATACTGGCGAGACTGCCGTGGAATTCGTAGCGGATGATTTCGACGAGTTAGAAGATACACCAGCAAATAAAACAGGTAGTGCTTACAAAGTACCAGCAGTCAACTCAGGGGAGACAGCCTTAGAATTTGTAACCACTTTGAGTACCGATAACTATGCCCACTTTAAGGATGAAAAGACATCGGGCACTAACGGCGGTACGTCTCCATCTTCGGTATATGCGACACGCACAATAAATACTACTGTGACTAATAATATTAGTGGCTGTTCACTAAGTTCAAACCAAGTTACCCTAGCTATTGGAACTTATTTAATAACGGCAAGAGCTCCTGCATTTGCTGCCAATAGCCATAGATCATCAATTTATAATGTGACTGACACAGTTAATGAGATCTTAGGTACGACAGCCTACACTTCAAACTCAAATGGTGTGATGACAGATAGCTTAACGAGTGGAATATTAACTGTCTCTGGCTCGTCTAAAGATTTTGAATTAAGACATTACACAGCAGCTAGTGTAGCTAATACCGGTTTAGGGGTAGCGGGTACAGATGGTAACGTTGAAACTTATTCAGAATTAATTATATGGAGGCTAAGCTAATGAGATACGCACTAATGCACATGAATGAGGTTGTACAAGTTGACTGCTCACCACGCGATGGTTTTATTGAAGTAGATGATTCTGTTTGCTGTGGGATGTTACATGATGGGGAGAGGTTCTTCTTGCCACAATCACAACCGGTATCTATCCAGCAACAGATACTAGATTTAGAGTCGCAGCAAACGCCTCGCTTGTTACGTGAAGCCGCTTTAGGACATCAATATGCAGTAGATAAACTGTCTGAGATAGACGAGGCTATCACATATCTACGGGATAGTGTATGAAGCTGTCACAAATACAGAGAGCTTTCACCCGTATGGTTGCTGACCTGATACAATATGCTTACGAGGCAGGTTACGAGTTAACAATTGGTGATGCATATCGCGACCATAGGGTACACGGTACGATGGGGCAAAAGCAATCTTATAGTGCGGCTAACAGTAACCATAAACTACGTTTAGCTATCGACCTGAATCTTTGGGTTGATGGTGATTACGTCGCAACAAGTGAACATCCAGCATGGGATGATTTACACAATTATTGGTTGTCTATTGGGGGTGCTGAACCTGTACCAAAAGATGCTAATCATTTTTCTATGGAATATAGGGGGCGAAGATGATCGCACTACTTAGTAAACTTTTTGCATTTGACTCAGTGGTGAACACTGGCACAAAGATAATAGATAAGATCGCAGGTACTGACTGGACGTCTAAAGAAAAAGCGGATTGGTTACTGAAATATCAAGAAGCCACTCGTCACCAGAGCCCTGCACGCAGGTTCATTGCGATAGCTGTCACTTCTATCTGGTGCTTATTAGTGACAGTGATGACTGTTTCATATATCATTGGTAACATATTCAGCCAACCTGAAATATTGATGATTGCTAAAGATATGAAAATGATAATGAAAGATATCGTTGCGGAACCAATGAACTTAGTGATCGGCTTTTATTTTGCGATTAACATACTTCAGAGTTTAAAGAAATGAATTATACTATACTAAAAGTATTAAAAATAATAAGGACTTCAACCGATGGACAGCGACAGAAGAAGTAGCGACTCGCAGTTACTGCTATTACAAGAGAAACTTGATAACCATATTAAAGAATATCATGAGCACTTGATCGAGCAGCGCAAACAGTGGGACGCATTACTCACCACGCAAAGGCAAAATACTGCTGCCATAACATCGTTGACTGATTCAACCAAGGACCTGGTTAATGTTTGGCACGCAGCAGATGGGACAATGAAGTCCCTATCTGCACTTGGTGGTTTAATGAAATGGTTGAGCGGTTTTGCAATCATTGGTGTAATATTCTCGTGGGCTTCCAAACTCTTTGACCTTTGATTAAAAGAAATTCACATCTAAATCATTCGTAGTTATGCCGTCACGGTATCTTTGTAGTGCGCTTTTCAAACCTTCCTGATCGTCAGTCTTACGCTCCAGTGCATCTGCTACTGCTAAGTCCACGGTGTCATTACACAATATACGTATGAGTGACACTGGGTGTTTCTGTCCTTGCCTGTCGATCCTACCGTTCATTTGCTCATACAACTCAAGTGACCAATTGAGCCCGAACCACACCAATATGTGACCTGTTTCTTGTAGACCATCTACGCCATGACCCATCGATGCCGGGTGCCCTATCAGTAGCTTTATTTTTCCGGTGTTCCATTCGTTAATGATACGTTCAGTGTCGGCGGATTTAGCGGTAGTGAGGTTAACAGGTTTATACTTTTTAAACTTCTGCATGATACGTTCAGCATCCGCCTTGAATGTATAACTGCAAAGTACAGGTGAGCCCGACGCTTCTTCAAGTACTTCGTCTAACGCTTCGAGCTTAGCATCATGTACCGCCTCAAACTCTGGTGACTCACTACTGAGATACGGTGAACCGTTGCAGAATTGAAGACACTTATTTGATACAGACGATCGGCTAAATACTTCGACTTCTTGCCCTGAATCAAGTTGTGTAAACATGTTCTTTTCTACTTCTTGATACGCTTGTCTTGCTTTCGCGGGTAGGTCCACCATGATGTTAGTTACTTTGCAATCAGGTAAGTCAAGGTAATCTTTAGCATCCATCTTAGTTGTGATGTCGCTGATCTTGTGCTCTATCCATTGTTTACCTAGTTCAGTAGGTGAATATTTCCAGCCGCTATAATCACTGACGAAGTATGAATCTTTATAGTGAGTTATGAATTTACCTAACCGATCCCCCCCATCAACAGCGAGGAACTGACCATGTAGGTCTAGGTAGCCGTTTGATGCAGGTGTACCCGTCAGACCTGTACGAAAATCAAAGTGGTCTATGAGCTTACGCCAACCAGTAATCTTGATTGACACAGGTTCACCACGTCCGTCTTTTCTGTCACGCTTACCTCCAGCCATACGTAACGTAGTAGAGTTCTTAAGCTTTGACACTTCATCATACACAATCATTTGGAACGGGATCGGTTTATCTTGTGATAAATAATAGTGGTCCAGTGTTTCAGCCAACCAGTTCATGGCCTCATAGTTGATGAGGTATATGTCAGCGTCAGCAAACAAAGCACGAGTTCGTTTATCTTTATTACCATGTACTACGCTGAATCGTAAGTGTTGTGTGTGGCTCCACTTTCTAGCCTCACGCGCCCACACCGCTTGTATAACTCTGAGTGGCCCGAAGATAAGTGTTTTCTTTATCTGACCTGCTCGCATACGATCGACAATGGTAGTCAATGTGATCGGTGTTTTACCAAGTCCCATACCAAGCCACAGCATAGAGTCACAGTGTTGTAACTGGTGCAATACACACAGGCGTTGGTAATCGTGTAGCATGTGAGGATGCAGGAGTTCTTTCATTTTGAATCCCTCAATTTATACCGTTTCGAACCCTTATGGTTACGGGCGTATCCTGCAGGGATAACATACCAGATACGTTCCATGTATGCAGACCAATTCAGGTATGCTTCGTGAGGTGTACGCCCGTATGCTAAACCGTCGAAGTTACAGCATCGGTACTTAACATCGACCCTTTCAATGTGTGGTTTATCACTACACCACGTCATCCATCTATTAATCATTTTGAATCCCTCAATTTACGTTTAAGTTTTTGTACTTGGTGAATACTCTTCAACCGTTTTGCTTTGAAATCACTGACACAGTACGGCTCTTGTTCACCAACACTCCAACGCTTGTGACAACGGATACAGAAGTACTCATCTTGTTCACGAACTAAATCATGCATAATAGCCCCACCAGTTTGTCTACACCTTTTTCACCGTAGATAGTGTAAACTATGGCACCTTCTGACTGTAATCTTTCGTGCTCGCGTTTCTGCGCGGTGGATATTTTGCCATCAGAAGTTTTCACTTCAACGAATATCACACTACCACGGATGATAACGATACGATCCGGCACACCGTCGCGACCAGGGCTAACCCATTTACGAGTGATACCTCCGATCTCTTCAACTCTTTTGTTGAGATACTTTTCGACTTTGTTTTCACGAACACCCATGCTCAAATCACCATTATGTCTGTCGAGTCAGAACTGACTATCAGTTTTAAACCGTAGACTTCATGCGGAGCACCTTTGTTAAAATAGTCCGTTAGTTGTTCATCGGCGAGTAGTACTAAACGTCTAGCTTCCCATAACTCTCTGTCAGTTTCCATTAACATCTTACGTGCTACAGTTAGCGACACATGAACCTCAGTAGGGCTTAACCCCTTCTCTATTTCACTGAATAGTTTACGTTGTATTGTTCCGAACATACCCATATCATTCACCCCTAACCACTGAATTACCACTAACCACTGAATTACCACTAACCACTGAATTATCAACCACTAAATTACGAACCACTGAAGTACTAACCACTGAACTACGAACCACTGAACTACGAACCTTTGAATTAATAACCACTGAATTACTATCAACCAATGAATTATCAAAAATCCATGAATTACCGCTAACCCATGCATTATCACTAACCACTGCATTATTCATAACCACCGAGTCATCACGAACCCAACAGTTACCCTCTTGAGATAGATTACCCTCTCTCTCTATCCAGCCACCAATTTCACCTTCTTTGATATTACCGAATGCCGTGACACAAACGATCTGATTTAAAGTGGTGCCGTAGTGCTCTTTAGTTTTTCCAGTAAATTTGTATTTCATTTTGCTTTACTCATTCGTTGGTATATAGTGAGTGTTACACATTGTTCCACCTGTGTCAAATATTATTGATGAGAGGTTTAACTAATTTCTCAGTTTCCTGTATGTACCACTCGTAGTTAACATCTTCAAAGTAATCAATGCTATGGTCTAACCTGTTACAAATGTTAACCACCCAACCCGTATTAATACCTGCTCTACGTTCACCGTAAACTGATTTATTCTTGGTGTGGATACGTTCATCCCATGCACCTAAACCGATCTCATCCATTACACTATTAAAGAACCCGTCGGTTAATTTACTTGCACGCTTATACTCACCTATTATACCCGCCGATGGCATAACCTTTTCAAGCGGTTGACCTGTCTTACTGATGTAGTATCTGACTATATTACTTACTTTCTCACCACCCCATTCAAGGATGCTACTACGAGGTACTTTAGTTCTGAGGAAGAAGTCATATATGTTATCATGGTTAAGTATGAATTCTCGGATATCCTCACCGCGAACTAGTGCGGCTTCAGATGCTTTCTTGACTACTCGTGCTGACCAGTCTTTATTATGCGGTAACTCGCGTGTGCCTGGGTTTTCTTCAGCAGTGACATAAGCGTAAGCACCGATTCTTTTTAACTTACCGTCCGTGGTTTCAGCCATATAATTGTTAACATCACGAATGAACATGCGATTATAAAGAACCTCTTCCAGCTCAAGATTGGTTAACTGCTCCCACCATTTGCATAGACTACGCGTGTGTTCCAAATAATTATGTGGACAAAGATAAGTTATACCGTCGGTGTTAGCCTGAATCATTCGAAGACCTGGTACTTTTAACATTTGCTCGACTAACATACATAGTAGTAGTTGCCCATTGATAGTAATTGACATTGTGTAAAACGGATCGTAAAACGGACTGTATTCATTATTGCTACCACCATACGCACCATTGAGTGCTAACTTGAATGCACCGTTTTCAGGTGTACCTTTAGCATAAGTTTTACGAGTGTTATAAACACTGAGGTAAGCATCACAGAATTCGATTCCTAAGTGAGCGGGATAAAGTTTGTTAACGATACCCAAGTTAGGGTAAAAGCTAGCTACGTCTACATCGACAATCTGGTGAGTGTTATTTGTGTAGACCACTTGCGATTCAATAGACGCATGAATGCCGCCAGTACCAAACTTATAATCAACACCTTCAACTGACGCAACTAACCCGTTGAACACTCCTTTAGTTTCTTTGATTACCTGATTAGCTAAATAGTTTTTAATGTTTTGGAATTCAATTCGTTCGAAGTTAACATAATGAAATATTACTTGATTCAAATCAATGCTATCACGTTTAGTTTGACGCTTGACTTTTTTGTTGTTGACGTACTCGAAACAGTTGATACCGTTTTTTTTCATCTCAGTAACCAGTATCACTTCACCGATCTTAACATCCGACATGTTCATCATATTCTTGTCAAACGTTTTAGACAAACCCTCACGCATTGTGATTTGGCTTTTGGTTCTTTCAGCAAACATTGATGTCGCTTTGATATCATGCCACATGTATGAGATTAAAATATCACACTGTTCATTGTTCAACTCAGTACCTACTTCAAACGGTAAGTCTTCGATGTTATCCATACCCATGTTGAACTCTAACATTTTAAGACCTGTTGCTTTAGCAGGGTTATCAAAGTGGTGAATCTTGTAAAGATCAATCTGCTCAACCAACCAATCAGGCTCCCACACTAAATGCGAGAACCTGGTATTATGTGGTGCGTTGATAATAGACATTGCTTTGTCGTAAATATCTTTAACGGTAATGCAAGCTCTACGATTTTTATAAATGAAGTGCAACACAGGATAATCGAATCCTAAACTATTGTAACCGATCAGTCTGCATTTGTTTCTAGCTGCCGACTCAATGAACAAGCAAAGCATTTGAATGTCATTACGTCTGTCGCTTATTTCAAACAACCACTTTTGTTTAGTGACTTCATGTACGAACCCAACTGTGAAAATGTTGGGGAATGTTTCTTCATCGTAGCAAATATCACCGGTTACTAACCCGAATAGAAAATCAGGAGTGTTCATACTATCACCTTAAAATTTTGGTCTATACACTACAGAGCATGAACCGTGTTTAAAGAATGCTTCACAGAACTTTTCAGGGTTCCGACCGACATATGTTATTAACTGATCTCGGTCGTTACCTTTCTGAGGTTCCATCGTAACAGAGTCGATGAACGATATACGTTCATGGGGTAAGCAATATGCTGTTGCGTAATCGGATACTGATGTTCTTCTCCACCACTGGCTTGTATACACTGTGTTGGTGAGAATTACAGCTTGCTCTACATGATTCCATAAGTAGAAGTACACCAGTCTTTCGAGAAACGGTTCCATATTACCTCTGCTGTACGGTGGGTTTAGCCACACGTTACCAGTCCAGCCACCAGATAAACCAGACATCTCTTTTGTGAAGTACCGATCAGCTTTTACTATTTGCTGCGCCAGCTCGTTAGATGCAGGGTCTGTGTTGATAGACCCCATAGCTTCACGGGCTGACTCGATGATACTCGGTGGTGTCATCCAAGAGTCATTAGCCATTTCTAACCCTCACAAACGGTATACCTTTATCTAATTTGAACAACATTTCAACGAGATTGTTAGGCACTCGACCATATGTAGGTGGTCGCCCACAGTACTCAGTGTCACCTACCATTATACTTTTACCAGTCTTGAGAACTCGACTAACCATAGACCCCGGTGCGTACATCTTCAACGCTTTACGTTGACGCTTGGTTAGTTTCGGTTCTTTAAACGCTTGTCCACACATAATTGTCACCTTTGATAATTAATTAAGAGGAGTGGCCCCGAAGGGCCTTGTCAATTGATTAACCGAATGAAGGACGGATTGCTAACCCTTGCTCGATCAGTAGTTCTTCAGTCCAACCCGGTGTAGCTAAGTACTGCTCAAGTGTTACACCCGCCGCTTTATCAGTCATGATCAGCGTTGCCGCAGCAGGTGGAGCAGGCGGAGCAGGTGGAGCAGGTGGAGCAGGTGGAGCAGGTGGAGCAGGTGGAGCAGGTGCAGCAGGTGCAGCAGGTGCAGCAGGTGGAGCAGATGCAGCAGGTGGAGTAGTACCAGTCACCCCCGCAAACATCTGTTCTACTGAAGGTTTACTGTCTAAGCGACCCATTGTCGGTTCTTCCTCTGTAATCATTACACCGTTCAGCCAACCGCCAATGCCTCCAGTCCCCTTAGTATATCCACTGATACCTGCGTTAACATACGCTACACACCCTGCATATACTTTTGATGGGTCAATGATGGGTTGATGATTCATATCTACTACTGCGGGTTTACTATCTTCTTTAGCACTACATTTGAATACGTACCAGCCCGCGAAGCGTGGATCGTAATACTCTTTACCCGCGTACTTATCTTCGTAGCTAAAAAAGCATTCATCACTACCAGTGTAGCCAGACGGGAAAGCGTTAGCTTTGGCAGCTTCGACTTCCGCTAGCAGTGATGATACTTGCGGGTCCGTTGGTGGTATCATCACTGTTACACTATATTTGAGTTCAGTGGAACCCTTCGCTGGTTTAGGTGTTAAGATCTTAGGGAAGCTTAATATACCTTTGATAGTCGCCATAATTTATTCCTTAAAAGAATGATATTTCGTCACCGTTGTCAGAGACAACATTTGTATTTGAGACATCTTTAAACATCTCTTGTACTGATTGTAGCCTATCTGTGTCACTTTGTGCAACAGAATGTGATACTTTTTTCAAAGTTAATTTTCCGTCAACAACGCTGATGAGTTCAGATTCTAACTTTTTCTTTTGTATATCAGTTAGTTTATCTAGCTTCAACGCTTGTGCTGGTGATATGAGTTTCTTTGGATAGATATCATCAAGCTTAAGTTTTTTAGCTTTAAGCTTTTTAGCAATCTCTTCTTCAGACTCATTCCACTTTTTACTACTTCGACCAGGTTGCATTGCGTAACCACTGATATGTTGCCCTGAGTTTAGTCTTTCAACTATCTCGGTTTCACATTTATCATATGCAGACATAAGCGCTTCTTTAGAACTCATCAACTCTGACAGTTGTTCAGATGTTAGAGACCTAGGATCAGATACAACTTTGCTGATGTATTCGAACGCGTGTACACCGACACCAGTGTTGTCTTCTGTAGTAGATACAACATCGGTGTTGCCTACTTCTTCGAACATTTTCGTCACCACTTTGATTGATTTCTCTGTAGCAGTCACACAGTGACCACCTCGTTTCGGATTTGCTTTACACCATTGACAGTGCTTCCCACTAAAACATGGTGCATCAGGGTCGTCAGTCTTCTTTGCCGCGACACTGAGTGCCGTAACTTTATCTAAGACGTCCTTCGGCGTTAGATTGTCTCCCGCATTAGTGCTACATTGGTATCTGACAACTGGGTTAGTTTTCGGCTGGACGATAGTCATTCGACAACCTTTAACGCCATCGGTCTTGAAAGGTCTAACTTGATCTGGTCCGCTTGTGACATAAGGTCTCATCTTACCCGCAAGATATGATAGTAGTTGTGAGTTGTTCTTGACATGTACCCAACCTCTGCCATCTTTGTAATCAATGACTTCAATGAACATCACTTCATTTGTCTGCAAGTGGACACAAGTTAATGTGACATCACAAGTACCGTACCAATCATCCCTCCCAAACATACCACCGGGATCTGCTTTGGACTCAGTCTCAACAATAACCGAACAACCTTCGTGTTCCTCCTTTAGTTCCATTGCTCGTCGCTGAACATAATCAAGACACATTTGTACCCGTTCACATCTATCAATACCGACAAGCCAACCACTGGTATTGTCGGGGTGGTTAGCCCCGATGATTTGCTGGTCGTATTGTATAGCGAGAACATTATTGTCCAAGCACATCTCTAGTAATAAGTGACTACCTGTGCCGTCGATTGCCGCTTCGCCTGATACGTCAGTGTAATTAGCTTCTTCACGTATCGAGCCAGGGCAATGAGGCCACCGGTGGTTAGACGGTCCTAGCCGCGCGTGACCACCCATCTTAGAGAGCCTTGACTTTTTCTAGTAACACTGAGTACTGGTCAGATGTCAAGTCATTCACACCCGTTGCACCCATCTCTTTCATAGCTGCAACTATTGCATCACGGTTACCAAGTCGTTTGAACTCCATCACTAATGCGGCGTTCAACTCTTCAGCAGTCATGATCAGCGTTGCCGCAGCAGGAGCAGGTGGAGCAGGTGGAGCAGGCGGGGCAGGTGGAGCAGGCGGAGCAGGTGGAGCAGGTGGAGCAGGAGCAGGAGCAGGAGCAGGAGCAGGAGCAGGAGCAGGAGCAGGAGCAGGAGCATCCTCTGTAGTCTTTGCGTTAGCGGTATCAACAGTGAACATATCAGCTAATTCATGTGCTAGTCTAGCGCCTCGGGCTTCAGTGCTAGGGTTAGATAACATGACTGCCACAAGTTTAATTACAAGTTCTTTATCGATCGACATTATATAGTTCTCCTAGTTGAGTTTTTTGTTCTTCAGTTGGGACGATACGTAATCGACCGTCATTGAAAGCTGTAATCATTTCGCGCAAGAATAACTGATAAGGTTTACCCGTTACCCTTTCCGACTTTTTAACAAATATATCCTTCTTGGTTTGTTGAATGCGTATACGCAAATCACCATCGAGTGTTGTATTCTCCTCGTCTGACATCATTGTCCCCTTGTGTTGTTTGTCCGACAATTAGAATTATAGTGGTACAAAAATGAACATGTCAACAAAAAAGTTTGACAAAGTTACACAAGACATTTAAATTTGATTTATGTAAAGAAGAATGCTTAACTAATAAACGCGGCTTATCCTAGACCGTACATTTAGGAAACAGCCTTCTGACCGGGTTGCCGCGCACGTTCTCAATGGTCAAACACTTTAAAAGGTCATTCATATGTTTTATACAAATTACGTACAAGTCAGTAATAAAGAATTCATAGAAACCATTTTCGGCGATGATTCACGTTGGTGTCATGTAACAGATTTTACTTACGATCCCGGTGACATACCAAAAAACAAACATCTCATTGCATGGAAAGGTGATTACTATTGTCGTTATCAGTTCGAGCAAAACAGCAATCAGTATTTTACCATTAGTACTTTCTACTGTGACGACGAACAACAAGCACGTAGACGCAAAGCTCTATACAAACAAACACCATGTATAGTACTCGATGATGTGAAAGAAAAACTTTCAATGAATGAAGTGCGCAAACTGCCCCAACCAGCGTGGGTACTTGAGACGTCCAACGGATCTGAGCAGTGGGGTTATATCCTTGACACACCTTGTACGAATAGAGCAATAGTTGAGAACTTACTAGATGGTCTTGTAGCTAATGGTCTAGCGCCGGACGGCAGAGACCCCGGCATGAAAGGCGTTACTCGTTACGTTCGTCTACCAGACGGTGTTAATAACAAGTCGAGTAAGCTAGTGAACGGTCAACCTTTCAAGTGTCGCATGTCTACGTGGGAACCTGCACGTCGAGTGACAATACAAGAACTTGCATTACCCTTTAGCGTTGACTTAGACGCGGTAAGAAGAGAAGCTAGGGTCGATGGTGCAGCATCTGTATCTGATCACCCGCTAATTAACATACCAGAAATAGTACACATCAAAGAGGTACGCAGCGATGGACGATTCGATATTACATGTCCTTGGGTCAACGATCACACTGGA